TAGTTACTCGCAAGTCCAAGACAACAAGTCCAACCAACAGCAGGTCTCCAACCCGATACAAATAGGCTTCGGTGTGCCGCTTCTGTCTTATTAACTTCAAGTTGCGCTTTCGAAAGTTCCTGCGCGTGCTTTTCAGCCATTGTCGAAAGTTCAAATGCAATCGCATTCTTCTTGTCTTTATCCTCTATGAATTTGTCAAGTAGTCCCGTTACTGGTCCGATAAGTTGCTGTAACATAGTTTACCTCTGTAAGGGACTTGAGTTAAGGTAGTCCATACCCTTCCACAAATCCTCGACTTCTTTAGTTAATGTCTTGAACTTTACTTCTGTATCGCCAATGTCGTTGATAATAATCTCTGCTGTAGCAACCGTAGCTTTCATAGCTTCTATATCGTTAGATAGCTTAGAAACGTCTGTATTCAATTCTAAGAGCTTTTCTTGCTGACTTAGTAGTGTCTCAAGCCTTGTGCCTAAAGTCGCTAGATTCTCACGTATGGGGCTTATATCAGGTATCTGCTGTGCCTCTACTGCTTCCAGTCTGCTGTACAAACTAGAGGCTGTCCATACGCCACCACCTATAGTGCTACCAATACCAAGTACAATAGCAATCCATACGCCCTTGAATGATGTGTCACCTATCTTGAGTTCTGTACTTTCTAAACTCATAGTTCAACACACTCCGTTCCGTACATAAAGCAAGAATAACCTAAGTACGTTGGTCCTGTTTGAAAGAACTCTGACTCGCTACCTGCGGCTAATACATCAGTCTCTGTTACGTATAAGTCTAAGCCTATGTTGTCATTACCATTAAGGTATACAGCCGTTAGGTTACGTGTAGTGTTGTAACCCATAGACACCCACTGTGCGTTAGCGTCATAGAAAATATTAGTCTGTTCCGCTGTAGTGTTAGCACTCTCAACGCCTTGCTCTAGGAATGCTACAGCTTCCTCTGAGTTAGCTACGGCTAAGTAGGCTGATGCATTATTAGCCCTAGTTTCTATCTCTGTGGTAGATTGATTAAATGTATCAACAGTCTCTTGTTCTATCTGTAGGACTTCCATAGTCTCAGCTACAAACGTCTGTACTTCCTCTTCCTGCTGTGGATTACCCTGTGCTTCCTCTACCCGTTCAGCTACTTCCACAACTGAAATCATATCCACTACGGCTTCAGTAAATACATCTATGGCTTCATCCATTAATGTTAACTCTTCCATAGCCTTGTTCTCTAATACAGCCTTAACGTCACCGTATGGCTGATAGTTAGTAGCAAAGTTATTTAACGCAGTATTGTACGCCTGTACTTGTGCTTCCTGTATGTGTGCTGTAGTAGATAGAGTACCATCAGACAAAGCGTCACCGTGGTGCGAATACTCCATACCTGCGCCCACTAGGAGGATGCCAGTGTTAATCTTATCGACTATGGCAGTACTTGAGTCTAGTAGTGCGTCATATTCACTTGACTGAACTACGGAACTTAGCACTAACAGAGATAATAGTATCTTCTTCATCTGTGTCCTCTCCTCCTATGTTTAATACGTTATTGTACCAATCTTTTGTTTTCTTGCTGTAGTCTGGTATGTAAACTTCTGGTTGACGTTTCATAACTAACATAGCACGTTTACCTACGACTAGCTTACCGTTTGACAGTATAGGACAAGGCGTACCTGAGATAAACATCGCTTTCCATACGTCAGTGCTTTGACACATACGAGCCACCGCACTTACCTTCATACCTAAGTCAGCTAGTACCTTAGCGTCCCTACGTCTATTACACTCAGGGTCAACATCATAAGTACCGCTACTGAACCCTACGCCTACTGTCTGTAACGAACCGCCTGTACCCTTAAGGCAAGTGTCCATACCATTACTCATGTAGCTAGGAGTGATTGCAGAACCTACTGGTATCTCGCTACTGCTTCCTGCTCCGTTGTACGTATTACTTACTGAGTCATCCTGTGTATTGTTGTTACTATTCGTAGTCGAGTTCTCACCATGATAGGTGTTTAGACTACCTTCCTGCGCGTTATCCGCTAGTGTTACCCAAGACAACATCATTAGTAAGCAAAATAACTGTCTCACTTCTTAGGCAACAACTTCTGTACTGTCTCTGATTCATAGATACGAAGACCTAACCAGATAATAGTAAAGAGACTAGCAACAGGAGGCAACCAAGCCGCTAGTGACATCACACCTGTGGATGCCGCGAATACGTCTACAGCTTGTTTTGTTTCTTCCGTTATCATACTGTTCTCCTATTATACTGCTGTTAACGAAGCGGCTTCTAGTGCTTCTTCTGTTGTGTAGTGATTTCCCGAATAAAAAACATAGTCTTCGTTTTCTTCAGCTACTTTTTCTGTATCTAGTGGAGTTACTTGCGAGGGACAAAGCCAGTATGTAGTAGAACCATCAGTAGCTTCTACGGTAAACTCTGGTCTAAACGTAAAAGCAGGGAAACTTAATGACTCAAATAACTGATGTAAAAAAGCAGTAACGTCTGTTTTATGTTCATCTTTAATAATTATATAATTTGTAGGAAACATATTAAGTACCCGTCATGTCATCAAGTTCATCTATTAAATCGGATTCTTCAGTGCCTGTTAAAAGCCTATTCAAAACTAAGTAAGAGTATATCCTAACACCAGTAGAAAAGCCGCCATATTGAGACGAAGTCCCTAATAGTAAGGCTTGACTGTCAGAAAAGTTACCGCTTCCAGTACTGGTTGTATTTGTAGCACTTCCAGAACTAGTAGTAATTTTATTACTAGGAGCAGATTTATCCGCCTGACCTATAACTCCTCTTGCTATTGGAAAAGTCTCAGCAGGACCATTAACTGTGATGTTATTAGGATAAGCACCCCCAACGTGTCTTAAACCAACAGTACTGGTGCTTAAAGAAGTCGATTTATTTGAATTGCCGAAGTATCCGGTACCTTTGTATTTTGCAAAAACCGATGCCGCTGAAGTAACTTTTTGAGTTGCGTTTAAATCTAAGTTTTTTGTTGTGGGTGTAGAAAGCAGGTCTCCCGCATGGAAATATAAACAGTGTAGATTATCTTGTGATTGTTCAGTAATATCCCACGGTGCTATATTGTGTTGGGTAGTTGTTCGACTAGTGCCTGTTTCAGCCTGTAAACCATATATTAAAATAGAAGCCATGTTGTTTCCGAAACCAATACTACTACTCGCATCTACTAAATACATATTTCCGTTATTAGAGGATGTCGGGGTATATGTCATACTACATAAATACCAACCGTCAGTACCAACAGCGGTTACACTTGCTGACGAAATCCAAGAACCTCCTGTCAGAGTAGATACGCTTCCAATATTAAAATAAACATATTGACCCCCCGCAGGGACTACTGCTATTTGTGTAGCAGGTTGTGAGCCACCATCGCTTGTTAGTTTAGCGTAAAAACTTAAAGTATGTTCAACATCAATTGTTACTACCTGTGTTGTGTTAGTACCAAGCCCTATATAAGGATTTGCCCCATTGTTTTCAACTTTACTTATTTTAAAAACAGAACCACCGTGACTTACAGGAGGAGTGTCTGATGTGGCAACACCGTAGCTTGTTCCCCCCCCGTTAATCACAACCCACGAGTTCTCGCCTGTAGTGTTGGCTAAATTACCACCATAATCATAAATATTTCTAAGACCATTTGCAGGGGTTCTAGCAAAGTAAGGTCTAGTGTTTGTTGAATAATGTTGTAAATGGTTTTCGTTTCCTGATTTATCGGTTAAGCCACTAACAAAGTCACCGATACTCGCGGCTGTAGTTCGAGATGTATCAGTAAAGTAACTTGAAGTATCTGAGCCATCAAAAAGAAAACCCTTTTCGCCACCCGCGAATAAAGATTCAAAAAGAGTCAAAGGGACTTCTTCTGCTCCTGTGCTTATTGCACCTAGTTTGTTTACACCTAAACCAAACATGGCTTACACCATTTCAGTAATATGAACTGTTCCGTTAGTTGCAACGGCTCTAAAAGAAATAGTGTCGCCTGAATAAATATGAATGTACTCGATTGCATTCTTAGGCAAGAGTACTGTAGAGGAACTGGCTGTACCGCCTACCTCATAGTATACGTCCTGTGTGGCAATAATACGCGCTACTCTAGCACCTGTGCTTAAAGCAGAGGAAGCTGTAGAGGCACTTGTAGTTGCGCTTACAGTTGTTGTAGTTGAAGGACGTAAGACTTGAATTGGTTTTGCATTTGCATCGACTGTTAATGTTGACATGATATTTTTCCTATGTTAAATATAGAAAGGCGTATAGCCCGTAAATTAAAAGAGGGGACTCCCGAAGGAATCCCCGTGTAACATTACGCATTAACCATTAGGTTAAACGCGGCATCGTCACGTAGAACAGCAGTGCCGTACAGAGTATCAGCAGTATATAGAGTAGCAAGGAAGTCTTGCTTGTACTGAGTCTGTGAACGAACACCTTGTTGCTCTGCAAGAACCATAGCGTCTTTGTGGAACAACATAGCTTGTTTAATATCACCACCTGCATCGTTAGCCGCGGCAGTTTCGATGATTGGGCAGTTAGAAGAAACAAATACGTCAATGCCGTACAAGTTACCGATTTGACCATTGTTCACAACACGACCATCTACGAAGTCGCTTGAAGAGTAGCGTTCAATACCCATGATAGCGTTACGGATTGATGGTGGTACCACTAGACAACGATTGTCCATAGGTACGTCAGCATCATCCATTTTTTGAATTAAAGCACGGAAACCTTCATCAGTAAATACGTCAGCCGCGGCTACAGTATCATCAGTGTACTGAGTTAAACCGTTTGTTGCATCAATGAAGTAAGAGCCAGTGCCTTCATAATCACCACCGTTGTCACCGAAAGACTTACCTAGAGCAAACAAGTCAGAATCTACTTGCTTAGCTAGAGCATAACCTGCATCACCAGTGTAGAACTGACGAAGTGAAGATAACGCTTGTGCTTCAGTAATGTCTTCGATTAGACGCGAGTATTCGAAGTGCTTGTCTAGTGAAACTTGTACTTCGCCTTCACTAGCGTTCTGTACAGTAACCGCAACGCCTTCTGCTTTAGCGTGAGCATCACCACGAACAGGCTTAGGAATGTGAAGAGTATCACCTTTCTTGCCAGTCATAGATAGCTTTTTAACTAAGTTAGCTAGTACTAGGTTAGATTGATAAGCGGCAACAACCTCGTCACTCCAGATTTCTGGAATGAAAGTAGCCGCACTAGTGTTGTCTACGAAACCGCCATTTGCGGGATAAGTTGAATCAGTCATTTTAATACTTCCTATATAATAATATTAGTTTCGTACCCTCCCTTCAGAATATGCTTGCATAATCTCATTGGACAATGCTTGGTATCTATCAGGGTCAGTACGCATTAGTTTAATAATGTCTGCGCGTCTATAGATTTTCTTGGCTTTCTGTTCACCACTGCCACGGGCATTGCCTGTAGATGCGGATTTAACAGATTGCTTTCGTTGTTGTTTCTCAGTAGCGGCAGTTTGAGTGACAACCTGTTGACGTTCTTTCCATAAGGAAAATAGTTCGTCAGCGGCATCTACGTCATACTGTTGGTCTGCCTGTGCAAAGAGCCGTGTCCTAATCTTCGAAGCCTTAATCCAATCAGCGAACTTAGCGTCCTGCAAAATCTCCTGCATTTCAGGGTGTTTGGTTTGCAGTGTAGCCATAGCCGTTGACTGTCTATACTGGTTGCTGATGTTCTCAGCTTCCTTAATCTTCGGGTGATTATTAATTGCTCTCTCGACTGCCTTGTCGGGGTCAGAGAAAAAATCTACTTCTTCGTCAGCATTTGTTGCTTGTGTTTCATTGTCGGTGAGTTGTGTCTGGATGTAGTCATCAACAACTTTACGTAAGTCACCCACTTCAGAACTTTGTTTACCTAAGAGTTTCTCAGCCTCTTGGTGCATCCTTACTATCTCGGCTGTACTCTTCCCTTGATACTTCTCAGGTATGTCTGCTTCAGGTTCTTTAAGAGTTTCCTCAACTTGAGGGTCTTGTTCTACTGTTGTGTCAATGTCTTTCTCTTCTACGTCTTCCGTTGGACGCTCATCTATTAGTCTTGCCATTATTAAACTCCGTGATTAATATCATTATGGAGGTGTATTAAGTGTAAGGGTTCTATGGTCAGGAGTTGTCCTTACGTTATAGTGTTACTCCGTGTTTCCGTTCGTGCTTTACTTGTGACTCTCTTTGTTTAGACCATTTACGGACTTCCTTCCAAGAGTTCTTTTCACGATTAACTTTAACTGGTGTAACAATTTTTCTAGCCTTTAACTCGCAGTCTGGACAATCAACTTCTTCTACGTCTGGGTCTCTAAGAAACTCGTTAGTATGTCCGTTGTCACAGCGAAAGTCATACATACGTCTCATGACTCTAATTCCATCTGCTCTTCTTCGTCCTCTTGCTTTTGCTTGGCTGTTTCTATCTGTGACTCTAGGTTCAATAGGTTAGCCATGACTACAAGTTGCCCCTTACGAAAGTAAAGGTCTTTGTTATCTTGACAGGCTTCTACTGAGTTGACCGTATCGGCACTTCCTTTTAAATCTTCCATTAAGTTTTTCCAACCATCTAAACGGAACATTTCCTCAAAGGAACGATAGTACTTCTCTAGTTCTACATCAGTCATCTACTGTTTCTCCCTATAGGACAGCATTAATTAATAATTTAAATAACATACTTAATGTATATTATAGTAATATTATACCATA